AGCTTCTCCTGCTAGTCAATACGATCCTAGCGATCCTTACTACAATAATACAGGAGTTATGGGTACTAGAACTCTTCCACCTAAGCCACAGATAGACCCTAGCTCGCTATTTAGTGATCCTGGTTTAGGTGGCGGACCAGTGCCTCGTCCAGGACCAGCCCCTAGGGTAGATAACCCAAGAGTAATGCCAGCACCTGCACCTGCCCCATCCGGTGATTTCCAGTCTAATGTTGACTTTATGAACCAGATGGCTACGAAGAACGCCCAGGTAGGATCAGACGGCCAGGCTGTCATGCCTAGCTTTACTTATGACGCAGCAACCAACGAGTATGTTAGAGATTCTTCAGCCTTCGGTTTAACTGGGGACGCAGCAATCACTAGATACAGTCCAGAAGAGTTTCAGCAGGAATTTGGGCGCACGCTGAGTAAACAGGGTTCTGCAGCGCCTAAGCCTAAAACCATGCCTAAATCCGCGCCTAAAGTTATAGCTGGACCTAAGCCTAAAGTAATAGTAGACCCTGTAAATCCAAAACCAAAACCTGTGCCTCGCGGAAAAATAACCGATAGACGCAAAACTAAAAGAGGAAGAAGATAATGAATAAGAAAAGTATGCCTGGTTACAAAGACGGTGGTTCTGCAGCTAAAAGCAGAGGCGGACCTAAGAGCAATAACTGCGGTTTGTTTGGCCGTGTTCAAGGTAAGATGAATGGCGGTGCTATGCAGCCTATGGGCACTACTACAACACAGCCACCGCAGCCTATGACCACTACGCCTAGAATGCCCGTCCCTACAGCCCAACCTGCTGGCGGTGGCGGCGGCAGGGCAGGCGGCGGGAGAGGCGGAAACGCACCTCAACGTCGTGGCATGAAGGCAGCGGCCCCTACAGAAGCGGATATTATGAATATGAAGCCAAGGCCCCCTGGTCTTAAAGGCGGCGGCATGCCTAACATTCGTAATAAGAAGAAACGCTAATGGCCGTTAGCGGAACTAAGACATTTGAGCTAGATGTAGCTGAATACGTTGAGGAAGCATTCGAGCGATGCGGTCTTGAGCTGCGTACTGGTTATGATCTCAAGTCCGCTAATCGCTCTCTAAACCTGATGTTGGCAGAATGGGCCAACAGAGGGTTAAATCAGTGGACGGTTGCCCAGAAGGCAATCCCTATGGTTCTGGGGAGCGTTGAGTACAATGTAGACGCCGTAAATCCTACAGCGACTATTGATGTCTTAGATGTTTTTGTGAGGGAGACTATTGGCGGTAGAGCAACTGACGTTCCGTTAAGCAGGATGTCCAGGGCTGAGTATTCACACCTGGCTACCAAGACAACTACCGGTAAGCCTAACCAGTTTTATATTAATAAAGCCCTTAGTCCTACTATTACCGTTTGGCCTTCACCTGACAAGAACAGCACCTATACGTTGTACTGTAATGCTCTTACCAGGATGGACGATGCTGGCGCTGGTGCTAACACTATGGACCTGCCTTTTCGTTTCTATCCCTGCCTAGCAGCAGGACTAGCTTATTACCTGGCGCTCAAGAAGGCACCGGAGAAAGTTGGCATGCTAAAGCAGATGTATGAAGAAGAATTTCAAAGAGCATTGTCGCAAGATGAAGAGCGGGCGTCGTTTAGAATTGCACCCGATTTACGCGGATATAACATTGCCTAATGGTTGCTAAAAGAAAAAAACAATTTAATCCCCCTGTAGGGTCTTCGGCGCACGAAGCAAGAATGGAGCGCCAAAGGGCTCGAAGAGCGGTTGATGCCAAAGCAAAGAAAAATGGTGGAGACAGGAATAAAAACGGCATTGCTGACAAAAGAGAGAAAAAAGATATTTCGCACAACAAGGCATTGTCGAAGGGGGGTACAAACAAAGATGGGTACAGGCTTGAGTCAAGAAGTAAGAATAGAAGCAGAAACTATAGGAAAAAAGGCAAATAAATGGCTTTTGCATCAAACAAAAGAGCATATGGAATCTGTGATATTACAGGGTTTCGTTATCGCCTAAAGGATATGAAGAAGACCTGGGACGGTCTTTTAGTAGGACCGGATCAATGGTCCCCTAAAGAACCGCAGCTCATGCCAAAGCCTACTCCTATAGATCCGCAGGCATTGAAGGACCCAAGACCGGACCCATCTTCAGATGGAAATGACAACACCGTATTCACCATGTACGCAAGCGTTGGTGATGGTATTTTAGGCACAACTTTGCAAACATTTGCAATAGGTGCTAGTGTAGGATCTGTGGAGGTAACTACAACATGAGCTTTACATTAGCGACTTTAAAATCTACGGTGCAAGAGTATTTGCAGGTAAATGAGACCACGTTTAACAGCAGCCTAGACGAATTCATTAGGGAGTCAGAGGATCGTATATTCTCTATGGTTCAGCTGCCAGAACAGCGCAGGAACGTCCAGGGAGTCACAACCCAGGGCAACCGGTTCTTATCTACGCCCTCAGATTTTCATGCACCCTTTTCTGTGGCGGTTATTAAATCAAACATATATTCTTATCTGTCGTTTAAGCACCCGTCATTTATAAAAGAATTCAGCCCTGACTCTACTGTTACTGGAAAGCCCAGGTATTACAGTCTGTTTGACAATAGCGCATTTGAGATATCGCCGGTGCCAGACGAAGCTTACACTGTAGAGCTGCATTACTTGTATAAGCCCGCCTCATTGACCGCGGGTGCTGATTCAGGCACTACTATACTGTCTACGAAGTATAGCGATGCTTTGTTGTACGGCACATTAGTTGAGGCTGCGGTGTTTCTTAAAGAAGCTCCAGATGTGGTTGCCACCTTTGAAACTAGGTTTAAAGAAGCCCTCACTCGCATGAAGAACTTGAGCGAAGGCCGAGAGACTAGGGATGAGTACAGGTATGACTTACTAAGAACGGGTGTTACTTAGATATGATGAAAGACAATATTGACTTTGGCTTGGGGCAGGTAATGGTTTCAACCACAAATAGCGGTGGCCATGATCCAGAGTTTTGGGCTGAACAAGCTACAAATAAAATTTGTGGGATATCAGAACAAGCAGCCCCGCATATTAAAGAACAAGCGTTGGCTTTCAGAGCGGCGGTTTATAATGTAATATTGGCAGGTATGAGAAGCGCAATTGCTTCTGACCGTGTTACAGTGTCCCATAAACTAAAAGAAATTGGGCATAGTGACGTTGCCAAATTTATTAAGGAGCTGTGACAATGGCTATAACTTCAGCAATATGTAATTCTTTCAAGCAAGAGCTCTTGGTTGGAACGCACAACTTTACAAATGGTGCTAACAGCTTCAAGCTGGCGCTATACACTTCCTCTGCAAGCTTAGGCGCAGGCACAACGGCGTACACAAGCTCTAATGAAACAAGTGGAACTAACTACTCAGCAACAGGATCTGCGCTAACAAATGTAACACCTGTTCTAGCCAGCACTACTGCCGTGTGTGACTTCAATGACTTGACCTTCTCTAATGTTACAATAACCGCTCGCGGTTGCTTAATTTATAACGACACGAATTCAGATAAATCTGTTTGTGCGATTGACTTTGGCGGAGACAAGACTTCAACTGCTGGCGACTTCACTATTGTATTTCCAACGCCAACAGCTTCGGGCGCGATTATAAGATTAGCGTGATAGCTGATGCCGCTATCAAAGATAGAATTTCAGCCTGGCATTAACAAAGAAGCCACCGATTACAGCGCCCAGGGCGGCTGGGTTGACGGCAATCTTGTGCGTTTCAGAAAGGCCCGCGCTGAGAAGATAGGTGGCTGGCTTCAGCTGGGCACTCAATACTACTTAGGTCTTGGCCGTGCCATGCACAGCTGGATCTCTCTGGGTGGCACCAGGTTCTTAGGTATAGGAACTACCTTCAAGTATTACGTTGAAGAGGGTGACGCTTACAATGACGTAACCCCCGTAAGACTTGTAACCAGTGCTGGCGATGTAACCTTTTCTGCGGCTAATGGCTCTTCCACCCTTACTATTACAGACACTGCACATGGTGCGGTGACTAATGACTTTGTTACCTTTAGCGGAGCAGCAACTCTTGGCGGCCTTGTAACGGCTGCAGTATTGAATCAAGAGTATCAAATTCTGTTGGTTACAGGCACAAACACTTATACGATCACAGCAAAAGACACTAGCGGCAATACTGTTACTGCTAACAGCAGCGATTCCGGCAATAGCGGTGGAAGCACTGTAGGCACATACCAGATAAACGTGGGCCTAGATACCTATGTAACTAG